CGCGGGTGAGGTTGAGGGCGGTGTCGTCGATCGCGAGGGTGAGGCGGGGCATGGTGGTGGTGGTGGACATGTTTGGTTCTCCCGATGGATGATGGACTGTGAGCCTGTGAACCTGCGAACAACCTACAACAAATCCGCGCCGAAGTCAATAGTGGAGTTGTCCACAATCTTCCGTGTCGGTCCTAGCCGGCCGGTACAGAATTTTCTAGGAGTGGACGGACGGAGGGGCGGACTAACCTGGACATACCCCCCTACCTCAGTAATACGTTCACCGGCCGAATCCGATGCACCGGGCCGATTGTGGATAACTCTTTCATAATAACATGCTCGATTTATTTAGTCAAGGGCCATTTTTTTACTTATAACATGTAACGATTTATCATTATCAATTCCGTTCGCCCGGCGCTATTAAATGAGACGCGTTCTATAGTACTGCATGCGCCCTGCGCCCTCGAGTCTCACTCTAGCATACCAGCGACGCGCTCCGCTTCCATCCATAAGAATGCGTCCTGCGCCCCGCATCGCCGTCCATCCATAAGAATGCATCACGTCTCCGCGCCCCGCTTCCCGACGTGCCGATCCCTAAACTTCCATTCCGATTCCATCCCTCAGTCAAGCAACTATGTGATCACGTGGCCATGCGATCACACGAACATGCAAGCATATCAACATATAACTATTTGGTTACATTGGCATGCGATCATGCGATCACATCGGCATACAGTCATGCGAACATGTCGGCATGCGACGATGTAAACATGCGACGCGAAGAGCGTACGGTAATGAATGCCTGGACCCCGGGGGGAGGATAAAGAACGCGTGACGCGCGAAGATTAAGTGACCTTTATAATTTTTGCAATATTTTTGAAACATGACCTTTATAATTTTTGCAATATTTTCAAATTTTTGAATACAATCCACAATGCCCCTTTTTGAATCCAATCCATAATGCCCCCGATCCTCGACAAACCTAGCAGAGACGTTTACCATTCACCATCGCAGGGATCAGGGTTTGTAGTTTTTCTCGGTCTTTTGGCACTTGGCGTAGGCTTCTTGGCGTAGGCTTCTTGGCATAGGCCTCTTGGCACAGACCGCTTCCCGCCGAGTCCTCATCCTCCACGCATGGCTTCCCACTCCCTACACCCATGTCCACTTCATTCATTTCCCCACTCGCGGACCTCGTAGTTTCATCGGGTACGAACGCCTCGCGTGTCGTTGATACTAGTGCTGAGTGTCACGACGCTGCGGCAATCGCCATCATTTCCCCAGGGACTCTCGATTCGGCAACGTGGACGCTGGAAGTGTCATTTGATGGTTCTACGTTCGCCACGCTGCATGATGGAACAGCGAACTTCGCCCCTCCGCCTGCAGGATCGGGACGCCAATATACCGAACTGCTCGGTTTTCCTTACTGGAGAATCAAGTCCTCTGCCAATGCCGCAGCGAACAGGACATTCAAGGTTAGCAAACTCTGGCTTGCATAGGAGAACTCAAGCTGATGTCTACTTTCTGGAAGGTCCTGGCCGCACTTTTTGGTTCTGGCATCATCGTTGTCGCAGCAGTTGCCTTTGCTTCCCCTGCGCTCAGTGTCTCATACCGACAGGATGGAGTCCGAGTAGTTGCACGTTGGTCCTCTATTTGTGACTGGCGAGGTTGTCCTGACTCTTTCCGTGTGACCTGGACTCCAGGTAATACGCGCACTGTAACTGGAAAGGCGGATACTGTAGTCATTCCACATCCTCCTATCGGTGATTCAACACTCGTCACTGTCTCTGTTGTAGCTCTTCGTCGTGGACAAGCTTCTTCTCCACGCACGGCGAACATTTGGATTCATAATCCTGATGCCCCTCCGCCGTCCGTGGACTCCCTTAAGATTGACACGCTGGCTTTCCTGGCCGAGTTTGATCTGCCAATCCTCGTACGTACAGTGAATGGCGCGGCTGGACCACTGACAATGTTGACTGGCCGCAGTGTTCAACTGTGTGCATTTGCACGACGCAAGTCAACTGGAGAAATGGTGACACTCATTGATGTAAGAGTGAGTCAGGAGGAAGAGGAGCAAATCGTCGAGGCGTGCGAGTCTGCGAGGAAGGCAGTCCAGGCCGAACGGAGCAGTTGATGCAACGTTGTCATTTGGTACGATGAACTGTTCTCAGTCCATTTGTTCAAGTACCACTAGGTGCTCGACGTGCAGCACGTAGAATGATCTATCACCGCGTACGCAAAGAAGGCTGCCTCCTCTGGCAAGAAAGAGCATTCATCACAAAGACAATGCTTGGGCGCATGGCATTGATAAGTAGTATGCTCAGTGCCGTAGCACACATCACACTCCTCAACGGAACCTGATAGATGGCTTCCCCGAACGTATTCACTGTGTTTCGAGAGCAGGTCGCAAAAGGCCTGCATGACTTCGATACGCATACATACAAGATTCGCCTGTTGAACACAGTTCCAAGCGCATCGAACGAGGTGATCGCTGATCTTCCTTCCGAGATTGCGGCAGGGAATGGCTATACTGCCGGTGGTGCCACTGTAACTGTAACCAATGTCTCTACTTCAGGAAGCATCGCGACCGTATATGCCAATGATGTTGACTTCACTGCCTCTGGTGGAGACATCGCTGCGTTTCGTTACCCCGTCCTTGTCAACTCGACTACGAATGCTCTCGTCTGTTGGTGGGACAGAGGTGTCAGTAGCACGATTCCGAACGGTGACACGTTCAGAGTGCAGGTGAGTCCTACTAATGGATTGATCCAGTTCTCACTTGCATGATCCAAGTGTCGTCGTTCGACCGCTTTATCGAGCAGCTTACCACACACGATCTGGAGCAGATTTTGCTTCGGGTGCGTGGCAAGATGCCGGCGAGCGTCGATGCCGACGATGCCGTGGCGGAGGCAATTGCGCGGCTCTACGGGCGCGGCCATGCGTGGGCGTCGCCTGATGTCCTGTTGGTGATCACGGCACGCAACATCCTGCGGGATCGGTGGAAGTCACACACCGTACAGAGGACAGTGCCGTTGTCGCCAGTAGTGCATGATGGTGTGCTCACCCGTGACGACTGGGCACAGGTTGATGCAATGATTGATCGACCTGTGGTTATTGCAACGATCCGTGCGGCACTTCAGACGTTGCCTGCCCACTGGCGAGATGTGCTCGTGCGGCGCTATTGGCACGACGAGCCATATTCCAAGATCGCGTCGGCGCTCGGAGTGTCTGATGGTGTCGCAAGAATGATGACCAGCCGCGCAATTGCTCGATTGCGCCGCGTGATCGCACCGATGCGGGATGCGCTCTATGCGGCATAAATTGCTAGACACATTTCACTCGTAAGGGAATGATATGGCACAGACAATTCACCCGAACAGTACGGTTAGCTCATCGGGATGGACCGCCAGCGACACCACACTACATGGCGATATGAGCGATCAGAGTGATATGACATTGGCAAGCGCATCAGCGGCGGAGGACTGAATGGCGACGCTCTTTCGTGCGGAGTTCGACGGAACATCGGGCACCGAGTTGCGCGGGCTATCATATACACCCGAGGTCGGCGCGTTCACGAATGAAATTGCGAGCGGCGGTGCGTTGCAGCTTGACGGCAACGGCTATGCGCGGAGCGTGTCATCTGGTGCCGTAAGACAGGCGGTCTTTACGCCGACGAGCGCCGTTTCGGATTTCACGATGGATGTCGTGATGCGGACGGAAGGAAGCTCCGGTGACTATACTAGCGTGCATTTTCGTCGGAGTGATGCGAACAACTTTCTTCGGCTCAGTCTGTCTTCTGATGGCGTTGTCGATCTCACTTCTGTCGTCAGCGGAACCGCTACACTCATCAGTGATTATGCTACTGGTATCGTTGGGGAGGATATCACCATTCGTCTTGAAGCACTCGGATCGTCGATCAAGGTCTATATCAACGACACCTATTGCATTGATGAAACGGTCACCGACCACCAAACGGCGACAGGATTCCGACTTCGGAACACAAACTCAGCACTACCCTCTGGTCGTTTTGGTCGCGTCGAGGTGTCTGACATTTCCGTTGGGCAGACGATCCGTCCGAACAGCACGGTGAGCGCATCGGGATGGACGGCGAGCGACACGACGCTGCACAGTGACACGAGCGATCAGAGTAACACGACTTTTGCCAGCGCATCGGCGGATGATGCCGTGATGACACTCGGACTGGCCGCGCCAAGTCCGGCGCTGTCCTCGGTGGATTCCATGATTCTTCACGTTCGCACGCGCATCGGGAGTTAGCGATGGCGATCGTATTTCGTGCGGCGGGCGCTGCATCCAACGGAAACAATGCCACGAGCCTGACACCAGGATTGCCGAGCGGCACCACGTCGGGTGATTTGCTCATTCTTCAGGCACAATCATTCGGCGGCACCAATTCCCGTGTGCCGAGTGTCGAATCGGATTGGACATCCTATCAGTGGAACAACGGCACGTCGCGACACTTGCTCGCGTGGAAGTTCGCGCGTAGGGGTGAATCCACACCGACGATCACATGGACGGGCACGGGCGCGACGGATGACACGATGGTCAGTCGCGTCCACGGCTTTTACACGAACAGCAGTGGCAAGCGTCTTGTTCTGGCCGTCGTGGGTGACAATTCCACGAACGCGAGCGCCGACAATATCGGCCCCATTTCCGGCATCACCGTGCCGACAGGTGGCGGGCTGGTCGTCATTTCGGCGGGCAAGTCCAACGATTTCAATGGTCAGGGCGCGCTCACGGACTTCACGCAGGCGGCACTGACGGAAAGCACGGTCGGCAATGACGCGGGCATGACACTGATGTATAGGCTCGACGCCCCGGCTGGTGCCACGGGAAATCTCACCGTGCAAGACGATGGTAACACAAACAGCAATGGCGTCGGCCTCGGAAAAATGCTGTGTTTTCAGGAAGTCGATCTGGACACGCTCGATGTTGAAGTGCTTCAGAACACGACAGTAATTGCGACGCGCACAACGCAGAGTGTGGGCTGGAATGCAGGAAATATTGTGGTCACGCTGACGAGCGGAGAGCGTGCAAACATCACCGATGCGTCGGCGCTGCGGGTGCGCGTGACGAAGCGGGGTGCCGTCGGTGACGTGCAAGTACTGGAGATCAACGCGGAGATTGATGGAACAGAAGTTCCTGGTGGAAACATTCCATCCTGGTACTATCGAGATTTGTGTGGTTTGACTAGCGGAGACGACCTATGAGAATCATTCCAAGTAACACAAGTACAGCGGCGCTCCGTCGTGTATTCTTTACACTTGTCGATGGTACTGACTTTACTACACCGAAGGACATCACGGTCACTGGAGTAAAGGCTTCTCTTTCCATCGACGGTGGAACACCGGCGGATAGCACGAATGACATCACGAAGCTCAACGGTGCTAATGGTCAGTATTACCTGGAGCTTACCCAGTCGGAAACCAACCAAACGGCTGGCACTGTGATCCGTGGATACATCAAGCCTACAGGCTGCGCTTTGACGACATTCTCTTGTCAAATCTTCCACAGCACTGTATTCGACACGACGATTGCAGCCAACGTAACACAGTGGAATGGTTCCAACGTAGCGACTCCTGCCTCTGCTGGTCATCCGGTCGTCACGCTGAAAGTCGGAACGGGCACTGGTGAACTGAACGTGGCGAGCGGAAAGGCTCCCGCCACTATCGCTGCTGGTGACATTGCAAACAATGCAATCACTAGTGGAACCATCGCTACCGACGCCATTGCCGGAGCAAAGATTGCCACTGACGCTGTGAATAAGATTCAGGATGGCCTAGCGACATCAACACTGCTCACAGAGGTTGCAGGGTATGTGGACACGGAAGTCGCAGCCATCAAGGCAAAGACCGATCAACTTGTCTTTACTAAGACCAATGAACTCGATGTGAATGTCCAAAGCATCAATGATGTAACCATCACTGGCGACGGAAGCACTAATAATAAGTTCGGAGTGTAATATGGCACTTCAAGTGTGGGCTGACATTTGGGAGGACATCTGGGCTGACATCTGGAGATTAGAAGATGAAAATCTGACCACGATGCCCGCCAATCCGGTCCAAGTGGTAATCAGCCCACAGCCGGTGACCTTCCGATATTCAGCCAGTGTAGCCCATGTAGGAATCAGTCTAGCTCCACAATCGGTAACATTCCTCTATGCCTCCCCTGTGGGGCATGTTGGACTCCAGGTTGCCCCACAATCAGTAACGTACAGAACAGTCCTACTTGCAAGTCCAGTTCAACTAGTTGTAAGTCCCCAGCCAGTAACATTCAGAGATACTTGGGGTGTAGGCTACGTCGGACTTCAGCTTTCTGTTCAGTCAGTTGATTTTTCCCAGTTTCTTTGGACCCCTCCAGACCTTCCTGAAGGGAAGGGAGAAGGTAAGAAGTTCTTCTGGTTCCGCATCAGGTTTGGAGGCTGACAGGCATGGCAATCATTTATCGTGGAAGTGGAGCAGAGTCTGTAGGTGTGAACACCACTAGTCTATCTCCAGGATTGCCATTCGGAACATCTCCTGGGGACGTGCTAGTCCTCCAAGCACAGAACTTCGGTGGAACAAATGCGCGGAGTCCCAGCATCGGCGGAAGTTGGAACTCTTACCTGATCACGAACGGCACATCGTATCATCTCTTGGCATGGAAATATGCCAGTCCGAATGAAGACACTCCAGTAGTGACATGGACCGGAACTGGCGCAACGGATGATACTCAAGTAAGTAGAGTTCATGGATTCTACGCTACTGGCAAGAACAGAATGCTCTTTGCCGCTAGTGGTTCTGCCAGCACAAATACCAGTGCCCACGACATCGGACCAATCAGTGAACTGTCAGTTCCCATTCCCGGCTCGCTCGTGGTGGTAAGTGCCGGAAAGTCGAATGACTTTTCTGGCTCGGGCAGTCTGGCTAACTTCACACAGGCCGAGCTTACAAACAGCACTGCTGGAAACGACGCTGGCATGACACTGATGTACCGAACGGATGCTCCTTCTGGACTAACAGGTAATCTCACTGTCAGTGACACGGGAGCATCCAGTCCTGGAGTAGGACTCGGTATGATGCTATGCTTCGTCGAGATCAAAAAGAGGAAGGACTTCTCATTGCTGTTTCAGCTCTTTCGCTAGTCCTTGTCATTTCAATCCTCTCTGGGAGTCACTATGGCTGGCAAGTCCAAGAAGCCTGGAAACGCATACAAAGTCCTCAAGCCGAAGAAAACAATCGGCAAGCCCAAGATGACACCTATGAAACGTACAGTCTCCAAGATGTTCACTCGCCTTCGCAAACCTCAGCCTTAGACCCAATGGCAGGAATCATTGGAGTAGTCCCTAACAATTCTGGATTCGCTTCTTTCACTGTGAGGGAATGGCTGCCTTGGATGACCGAGGCAGTCGTTCTCCATTACAGTGGAGTGTCCATTCCAGAACTCCGTGTTCGCTTCGGCAAGTCGGATCACCACTTGCGGAACATCATGAACACGGAACAGGCTAAGAACATCGTTCTGGAAATCGAGCGTCGGGCAATCAAGCATGCCTCCGACACGATGCAGGACAGAATCAACTCGATCAAGTCCAGAGCACTGGATGCGATGTCCGAGATGCTGGATAACACTGAACTCAAAGCGGCCAAGCCATTCTCATTCTGGGATGCCTCGCGGAAGACTCTGGAAACAGTCTCTCGTATGGACACTCCGCAGACTAAGAACACTAACGTAAACATCACCCAGAACATCCTGTCGAGCGACGTGTTGGAGCGACTGCGATCCGCACCGACACTTCAACACATCGAGGTTCCACGCAATGTCGAGTACCTGGGTGCACCACCTTCCACCGGACGAGATCAGAAAGAACTTCACGGACGAGGAGTACACACACCTGCGGATCAAAGCGAAGAACGATCTTCTCTTTCTCTCGCAGGGAGTCCTCCTTCCGAACAGTCGGTCGGACTATCCTCTGTACAAACATCTATTCTCGTGGATGAAGCTCCACGAAGCGTCCAAGAATAGGTGCATCCTACTTCCACGTTCACATCGCAAGACTACCTACTGCACGAAGGTAGATGCACTCCAGATCGCCCTGCCGGATGATCTTGGAACAGCGCCCTATCCGAGGAATCTAGGACCGAACGTTCGTATTTGTCTCATCCACGAATCGGATCGAATGGCATCCAGGTTCCTTCAGGAAATCACGAACTGGGTCACTTCCAACGAACTTCTCCGCTTTCTCTTTCCTGAGATCATCCCTACGAACAGGGAACAAAGGATCAACATCACAGAACTGGAGCTTCGTCGCACTGCCTCATGGTCGGAACCTACATTCGACACAATGGGTGTAGGAACCAAGAGCCAAGGTCGTCACTACAATCGTCTCAAGCTGGATGACATCTATGGGACTGATGCCCGTGACTCCCAGGCGATGCACGAGAGGACGATCCAGTGGTTTGACGAAATCGAACCATATCTCGTCACTCCACTCTCGGACGGATTCGATCTCATCGGGACACGGTACAATCACAAGGATGTCTACAGCCATGCATTCGAGAAGTACGGAGACAGTCTTCCACGCTACGTCCGTTCTGTAATCGAGTTCAATCCTGAGACGCAGAGCTATGAGCCCATCTTCCCTGAGATGTTCACGCTGGAGTCTCTGGCACATCTCAAGAAGAACAGGAAGCTCTGGACTGCGAACTATCTGAATGCTCCAGACTTCAGAGAACAGCACGAACTCGATCCCGCATGGCTACGATACTACCAATGGGCCGCGCGACGCAATCAGATTCATGCATTTACTGGGACTGAGAGACTCACACGGGATGTTGAAGGACTCGACAAGGTGCTCTTCATCGATCCTGCGGTTGAAGGTGATGCTGGGTGGATCATCACGGGAACTGATTACATTTCGAACAAGCCGAACATCTTCGTTCTAGAGGCACAAAGAGGCCCCATTCCACCGGACAAGATGATTCCGAAAATCTTCGCGGCGGTGGAAAAGTGGCAACTCCGTGCCGTGGTGATCGAGGAAGTGCTCTTCTCCAGGCTGTATAGACACTGGCTCCAATCGGAAATGCGTCACAGGGGCATGTTCTTCAATGTGATCCCTGCCAAGACGAGGCAGAAGGCGAAGGATGCCCGCGTCCTCGGCTTGGCTCCGTACTTCTCCGCCGGGCAAATCTGGTTCAACCAGGAACAAACTGCCCTCGTGGAAGAGTACATGCAGTTCGGTCTTGGAAATGCCTATCACATGCTCGATGCCTTGGCCTATGGACCAGAGTTCTGGCGTTCAAGCGTGAACCGTTCGCGCATCGAGGAACAGAAGAATGCTGAACAGAAGTTCCTCTCACTCCGTGATCCACTTACAGGCTACACACGCATAGCATAGGAGGGTCTGTGGCGAAGTTCATTTCTTCTCTGTCCAAGTCCCGCACGACTACGATTGTCGGCGGACTCGCAGGCTTCGGTGGACTCGTGCTTGCACTAATCCCCAGTAACATCCGGGAGAATTGCATCGGAGCGATCAATGAAAGTGAGAATCCTGTGATCCTCGCCGGACTGGTCACTATCGGATTGATCCTCACTATCATCGGTCCTTCGTTCAACAAGTCCGCCAAGAAGGATGAGTAAGTTCCGTCGAGCCATCGACGAGCTGGACAAACTTCGAGAATGGAACAATGGCCTATCCCGCGCGAAGTGGTACAAGTCCTGGTCGAAGTGGAGACGAGTCCTTTCCGAGACTAGAGAATATCGACTCTTTCGCGCACAAGTCATCGTCCGGGCGGAAGGCTATTGTGAACAGTGCGGCGCGGACGGGGAACATGTCCATCACGTGATTCCAGTCTATAAGAATCTAAAGCTCGTCACTGATCCCGATAACGGAAGATTTCTCTGTGCACAATGTCACAATGAACAGCACAACGGGACGATCTTGCCCCCGCCACGGAGCCCCGTCCGCGAGCGAAGCGAGCGCGGGGCGGAGTAGGCGGGCGGGATACTCTGCCCTGGCGACCATTTTTCCGAAGACGCGCCGGAACCAGCCTCCGGCGACTTCCCGAACCGGCGCTTTTTCCTTGCCCTGGCGACCATCTCTCCGAAGACGCGCCGATCTTGCCCTGCAACCCGAGTTTCCAATGAGCGCACTTTCCGAGATTGATTTTTCCAGAGTCGCTGCGTCTACCAATCAGACAGCAATCCGACTCCTAATCAATCAGCTTTTCTGGGCTTGGTATGAACAGAATCGTACTCGGCCTCTTGTCACACTTCGCTGGTGGTTCCTTCGCAAGACTTTGGTCCTCCAAGACGTAGAGGACATCTTCGTAATCCTTTTCGGACCGAAAAATGCCACTAGTGCAACTCTCTGAGGAACAGTCAATTCGGCTGTCTTCATACCTTTCAACCGAACTTTCACATCACCGTACCGAAAGGGCCGAACTGGAAGATCGCTGGAGAAAAGAAGCACTAGATTTCTGGGCAGAACCTAATCCTGATCCACAAGAGCTTCCTGTCGTAGGCTTTGCTTCACTCATCGTGCCACTCACCGCCATTGCGGTCGAGGCTGTACATGCACGAGTCATGGGGATGTTGTATGGACTCAAAGAACTGGTCACAGTCGAAGTACCAGATCAATTCTCCAACTTGAAGCACGGACTTGAGAAAGTCTTCAACCATGAACTTCTCGAATCCGTACAGTTCCGGGCCAAGACTGAATCAGCCATTCTCGAACTAGAGAAGCACGGGACTGGCATCATCGCCGTCGGATACAGAGAGACGAAGCGGGGCGCGGTGCTAGATGCAAATGGCAACAGGATCAAAGTACCGATCTACCTTGAGAAGGGAACGTGCATCGATACTATTCCTATCAAGGACTTCCTGATGCCATTCTACGCATTGTCCTGTGAGTCTGCGCCCTGGGTTGGCTACGACTTCCGATACACCGAAAGGCAGATTCGACAGGCCGAAGCTACTGGCTGGTTTTATCCTGGAACTACAGAAAAGCTACGCTTTCACTACACTCCAAGTGATGTAGACAAGGACAAAGTCCAATCAGTCCATGAGAACCTGACGAACACCGAGCCAGTATTCCCGCAGGACGTTCTATTCTCTCGCATCTTCGTTGACTTCCAACTGGATGAGGGGGGCGACTTCGGACATTATGAAGTCATCTTCCACGATCAGTCGAACATCATCTGCCATGTCTCCTACGCGGAGGATCGTCCATTTGAGAAGGGCGTCTACCTGCCGCTAGAGAATAGGTGGTACGGCTACGGGATCGCCAAGCAGAATCACGAGTTCCAATTTGAAGTAACCACACAGCACCGTCAGCGCATCGACAATGCGACCATCGCTAACATGTCGATGTTCAAGGTGAAGGAATCTGCTCGTCAGTGGATTAAGGATGATGAGCCGATCTTCCCTGGAAAGAAGTGGTATGTCCAGGACATGGATGACATCATGCCGCTTCCAATGGGTGATGTCAAAGTGTCTTCATACAACAACGAGAATCAGGCGGTCATCTACTCTCAGCAGCGAACTGGAATCAATGAGCTTACGCTGGGAATGCCTAACATCGGTACTCCCGGCACAGCCAGCGATTCTATGGCCCGCGTCCAAGAGTCGAATAGGAGATTCGATTACACCTACAACAACATCAAGGACTTTCTCAATCGAGTAGTTCATCGGGCCGCCCAGTCAATCATCAAGTACGGATTCCGGGACACCGTCATCTTCGAGTATGTTCCGAATGGTCCAGAGATTCAGACATTCCTCCTCCAGAAGGAAAGACTCAAGAATAAGATGTTCTTCAACATTCAACTGACGAGTGCTCGAGCGAATAAGGTGCTTGATCGAAATACATACACCCAGCTCATGGGCATGCAAGTACAATACTGGAGCCAGATGCTACAGCTAATCCAAGTAATGGGGCCGGAAGCGATGAATGCTGCAACAGAACAAGCAATCTTCGCAGCGAATGAAGTCAATCTTGCCATCCTGCAAGCATTCGACATCCCTAACCCGGAGAAATTGATCGTTGACCTCGATTCGATCAGACAGGCAGCAGCACAAAGAGCTTCGCAAATGGCTCCTCCAGCCCCAGGCCAAGCTCCTCCTCAAGGTATTCAAGGAAATGGAGGAATCCCACCTGAGCTTGCTGCGCTTCAAGGACAACTCGCAGGAAATCTACCGTTTGCAGGGTAAACTCTCTGCACTATCCGAAGTTCAACGTTTCATCCAAGAGGTACTAAACGATGACGGAGCAGGAGACGATCAACCAGACGGAGAGCCAAGAGGCCTCGCAGGAAACACAGCAGGAAGCGCCCGTTATCCCTACTGAACCACAGATTGATTATCGGGCGCAGTACAACGAAATGGTCCGCCGCCTGCTTGCTCAAGAGCAGGAACTTGAGGCAATCAAGCAGAACGTTACTCAACGTCGTGCGGAACCTGATCCTGACATCACTGATGAAGACATCCAGCAGCGTCCTGCCACTGCGATCAAGGAGATCATCCAGAGGGAACTGAGGAGTGCCCTCGGCGAAGTGCAAGAAATCTCCCAGTCATTCAAGCGTGACAAGCAAATCGCGGAAGCGGAGGAGAAGGTATTTTCTGCCTATCCTCACCTCCAGCCTTATCGCGAGGCTCTCTCCACAACTGTTCGACAGGCCCTCAGTTCTGCACGGACTGTTGATCCTGGAACGTATGCTACCACGCTTGCTGCGGTCGTAGGGAACTATGCAATCCAGAGTCTTATTGCACAGCCTCCTGCACAAACTCCTGCACCACAGCCTCCTCCGCGTGGCGCTGTTCCTGCTCCGTCCACTAGTAACACGAAGCAACTCTCTCCCATCGAAATCAAGGCGATGAGACGCGCCGGATTCGATCCGAACAAGAAGGAAGATGTTCAACGTTTCTTTGACATCGTGAATAACGATGGAGGTATTGAACTGTGAGCACTACTGCTGCGAAGGATGTAGTCATCAAGCCGACTATTGCAGATGTCACTGAGGAAGAGCTAAAAGAGTTCAAGCGAAGGTACATTGAGACCGCGGATCGGTCCTTTATCGATGACCGCCTTCGTGTTACTCTACCAGAGCACCTTCATGGAGAGTGGATTGGAAAGGATGAGTTCTCACAATTCCATGCCAGAGCGAAGGGTTTCGTAGACGGCCGGGAGTTCCTAAGCGAAAAGAACATTTCTCACAATAGTCCAGACGGTCCTTCGGTGGGTGACGTGATGTTCATGGTGATCCCGAAGAAGAAGTATTTGGCAATGCAAGAGATTGACGCCATCACAGCAAAGCGGCGTAGTGGAATCGACAGAGATATCGCAGAGGAAATGTACAATACTATGGCTCGTGAGATTGGTTTGGGTATCGAGCCTGATCGTCCGTCAGCAAGGATCATTTCTAACACTTCGAGGTGATAAACCATGCCGATTTCCGGCGCACGTCCCATCCGTCCTGCCTATGTTGAGAGTGGGCAGGGTATTCCCCCAGTAAAGCATTACACCATTGCTAATGCCCAGTCACTCAAGATTGGGACGCCCGTGACTCTTTCTAGCGGTCTCGCGGCCGAAATCGCGAATGACGCTACTACTAACATTCTCGGTGTCGCACAAGGCAAGAGTGAGTCTGCTTACGGCTATGACATTGGGGATTCTCCCCTTGTTGTGACCGGACGCGCAGATACCACTCCGGTTGCACTCAATAGCCGCAACACTGTGTTCGTCGGTCAGCTTTCTAACGGCACTACTGCTCTCGTCACTCCGTCTACTTCTAATGTCGGCGTGGCATATGGCCTTCAGAAGCAGACTGACGGGGCCTGGACTGTCGATACTTCCGACACTACCAATATTGTTGTTCGTGTCATTGGTTTCGATCTGTCGGAAGGTGGTCCGAACGGTGTTGTTTTCTTCAAGTTCATTGCATCCACTGCACTCATCTAAGGAACCCTAACTATGAATATGATCCAACAGCACCGTCTCCTTGCACGTCCTGGCCTCCAGAAGGACTTCAAGGATACTTACGAAATGTGGCCTGATGTTCGTAGTCAGTATCTCAAGGTCGGCACTGTCGATACTCCTGAGATTTCGATGACGACCATCGCTGGTCCGAATCGTCTCATCCAGTCACGCGAGCTTGAGCCAGTTGCATACCAAGAGGTTGTTACTGGTCCCAAGATTGTCGCCGTGGATAAGACCTACAAGGGTGGCTATTTCCTTTCAAAGGAAGCCATCGACGACGATCAGTATGGCAAGCTGAATCAGGGTGCAAAGTGGCTTGCCGAGGCAGTGCAGTACACTAAGGAGTACACTGCCTGTGCTCTTGTTGATGATGCGTTTGCTGGCAGCACGTTCAAGGCCCAGGATAACCTGTCGCTTTGCAACACTGCTCATACGCTCATCAATTCCAGTGCCACTTCGTCGAATCGTCCTACCACTGCTGTTTCTCTTTCTGTTGCGGGCTTCACCGCTCTGATGGACCTCGCCCGCAAGGTGAAGAATCAGAACGGCGATCCGATGCTTGCCAATCCTGATATGCTCATGCTGGCTAACGATCAGGGGCAGATCAACAAGGCTTATCAAATCCTTGAGTCCACCCTTGAGCCGTTCACTGCAAACAATCAGGACAATCCGATCCGTCGTAACTTCAAGCCGACGAAGATCATCATCAATCCGTACATGGCGAATCTGTTCCACTACTTCGTCATCGACTCGCGCCTCAACGATGCCTGGTTCCGCGACAAGGAAAAGGTTTCGATGCGTGATTGGTACGACGAGGAAGTGGATGCAGCGAAGGTCAAGGCTCGCGGACGTTGGATGATCTATGTGAATGACTGGCGCGGCTGGTACGGCACTAATCCGAGTGCGTAACCATGTCGAACGCAACCGGCCTGTCATACTTGAACCTGCGAGGTTCGAGTGATGAAAACCAAAGCAATGCAGTCGGAGGCGTTGTCCATGTCTTCACTGTCGCTTCTGGTGCCACACTTCTTGTTGGCGACGCAGTTTATCTCTCTGGCGTTGGCACTGTCAACAAGTCAACCACGGCCGCGAACTATGTTGGTTTTATCGGTTTCGTGGTTGCTGGTGATGCTAATGGCAGGAATCTTTCAAGTCCTGTCGGAACTACTGCGGCGACGGAAGGACAGAAGGTTCTAGTTCAGATCAGTGGTGTTGCTCGTGGCATCGTCGGTGCTTCTGGCTTCACCGCTGGTACGGACTTCAATGCCGTTCCTTCCGGTGCAACTGCCGGACGAATCATTCCTGGTACCACTGCGGGTCAACGTCTCGGAGTTGTTCTCTCTACGCAGGCAACCGCCGGCGCGGAAGTTCTCATCCTCATTCAACACTTCTGATGCGTGTTCCTCTAATCGTATGTGCGCGTCCTTCCGTCGAAACCATTTGGCCTAGCGTCCGCATTGGGCGTGGCCAGTGGACCATTGAGCATGACGGACAAGACTCAGAGTTTTCAGTGTTGGTGAACGGTTCCGAATCTAACACTGAAACTCTAGTCTTGTCTGATCATGCGGAAGTCCAGGTCAAGTTCACCAAGAAAGGAAATGAATCCTCCATCACGGTCTTCGTATGTCTTACACCCTAGGACTTCTTCGAGCAGACCTTCGCACTGCTCTAGGCGTTGATAATCAAGAGCTGACCGATGCCGCTGCGGATCGACTGCTGAATAGATCGTGGTGGGAGATGCAGTCGATTGTTAGATTCTCTGAAGGTGAGGGGGAGTCATCCTTCCTCACCGTGGATGGAACCAGAGAATACAACATGCCGACTAGTGACATCATGGCTGTTCAATCAGTCATCCTACAACACCCTGAAGAATCAGACTACACTCGCCTGATCCGAATCGATGACTGGAACATGTTTCCCCTTCGGGATGATTCTCGGACAGGCCGACCGACACACTACAGCAGGCGGGATGACAAGTTCATCTTGTTCCCGAATCCTGACAGAGAGTATCAAGTCAGGGTAAAGTACAGAAAGACTCTCGAAGACATCTCTGTCCTCGGCCCAGAAATCCCACAAGAATGGCACGAAGTCATTTTGTGGGGTGCTGTCAGCCGGGGATTTGATCTTTTCGGGGATGTGAATCGGGCAACTGTTTACCGCAACAAGCAGGCACTTTCCTTCCAGCTTCTTGAATCACAAGAGACGAAGGAACTTGAAGACCTCAGGTATTCCGGTGTAACCATCCTCCGACGCAGGTATCCGTAATGCCATTCACGAACACTTCTGGGGTGGACAATACCTTCCCCACGAACTCGGACACCGCAACGGTAGATGACCATCTGCGGGACATCAAGACTGCGTACAATGAACGTCTTGATTCTGTCTTCGGTACTACATGGAAGACGCAAGACCCTCTAGTACTGACAAAGCTAGGGGACGTGCTTGCCATTCAGAGCAAGCAGGTCAAGGCTACCGCGCAGTCCTTAGGAAATCTGGGAGCTACGCCTACGATCAACTGGAACAATGGGCCAGTTGTGAAGGGTAATGTCAATGTCAGTATCACTAGCATTACCTTCAGTAATCCAGTCGCGGACACGGCCTATACCTTGGTACTCACTACGACTGGTGGCACTGCGATCACATGGCCTGCTTCCATCCGTTGGAACAACAACGGTTCAGCTCCAACACTGGTGTACACAAATGGCCGCGTCACTGTCGTCACTCTTTACTACACTGGCTCGGTGTATCTGGCGAGCCTTTACGGAACTGGCTTCAATGTTTCTTAGCCTACTTATCCCAGTCAGGCAGATCAATACACCATCACTCCAGTCTGTCTCACAAAATGGCTCGAACACGAAGCTGGTCATTTATACAGTAGCCTCTCAGAACCCTGACACTGAGTTCACTGTCGAGGTTCTTGGACAGACTGTAATCTCGGGGAGCCCAATCAACAACGTCTCGGACTTCCATGAGATTGTAGTGAGCGGTTGGAGTCCAGGCACTACATACTTTGTTCGTTTAGTGGATAGCACTGGTAGGCAAAGTGCTTGGAGTAATAGCATTACATCTCAATCCACTCTCATTTCCACACTTACATACACTAATGCTGGGTGGAGTGGCAGCTTCACTGTACCAGCCAACGCAGCGAGAATGGAAGTCTTGGTGATTGGGGCCGGTGGATATGGAGGTAATCCAGCGTTGGAGCAGAATCTTCCGCAACCTTACTATGGTTGGGGCGGTGGAGGCGGAGGCGGTGGTGGATTCGCAATGAAGAATAATGTCTCTGTATCTCCCGGAGAAGTGTTCGGCTATTTCGTCGGGCATTCTGCAAATTCGATTAGTTCGAGACAGACATACATCTTCAAGGGCGTATCATACAATCAAACCAACTGGATTCGTGCTGGCGGCGGATACGCATCTTCCGAAATGCCTAATCCTCATTTTGGGCCAGCGGGCACATATGGTCCTGATCCAATCGAAGCGACGGGCGTGTTTCTTGGACTAACTAACTCTGGCGTCGGGCAAAGTGGGTCATCAGCAACTGGCGCAGGGCTTATCATTGAGCCTCCTATAGAGATTAATGGTAAGGGCGGAAATGGAGGACTGAGTGGCGCTGCCTTTGCTGGGATTGGACCTGCTTCTACTGGTGGCATTGGATCAACTGATCCAAATGTAAATGCTACTCCAGCAACGGGCTACGGCTGTGGTGGCGGTGGTGGGTGTGTGTCTGCAAATCTCTACAGGGCATCTTTAGGTTCAGCCGGTACATCCGGCTACATCAAAGTGGACTTCTATACATGAGTGAACTTCTCACGGACTCTCCTATTGGAGTCGTGTTCAAGATAGTCGAGATCGCATTCATACCATTCTTTTGGTATGTTGTGAACTCACTTGCTGCCTTGAATCGCAAAGTTGACAGGGCTGAAACTATCTTGATTGGCGCCGATGGAAAAAATGGTCTTCGTTCTAGGATCATTCGTCTAGAGCGCAAGTTGGAGAAGCTGATTGTCATTGAAGCTGCCAATCGTAAGGACAAGAAAACCACAGAAGTCCATGAAAATGACTATGACGAGGAGGAGGAATAATGGTTCTTGTCCCGAGGAGGAGGAATAATGGTTCTTGTCCCTAAGTCTAAGTCAGAACAGTCCCTTCAAGAACCTAAGACTTTCGATGTGCTTTCTGGCGAAGAGCCAAAGCCACGATACACTGGACAAGAAATCCAGGTAGTCGATCCAGTAGAGTTTCTGAGCAATGTTCGCTTTGCCCAACTTCCAGAAACTCCGATTGACAAGTCCAAGGGATCAACCACTGTCAGTGTACTCAACACCACTAGGTTGCAATTCATCAATACTTCTGCAACTACAGTAACCAATCTGACCGATGCGCAGGAAGGCCAGACGGTCTACGTGATCGGAGATGGATACACGACGCTCAATCTTCCCGGCGGAGTGAACTTCCTACTCGCCAATGGAACTGTCTACGGTCTGTTCCACAGGAATGGAGAATGGAAGCAAGTAGGCGGTCCTGGATTCTCTCCAGTAGCCGGGGCAGGCATTGGCATTTCTGGCTCGACGATCAGCAATCTGTACGTCGGAAAGTCCGTGTCTGTGTTTTCTGGTTCTTTGGTGGAGAATACTGGCGGTAATTGGGGTGGAGTCATCCAAAGACATGCTGTTGGCGTTGACTTGACTGGCATGACTCAAATGAGGGTCAGCTTTGGATACGAAATCCCCTCATTTGACACTCCCGGCTTTGCTCTCAGATATTCTACGAATGATGGCGCATCTTGGACGGATCACACTTCCGACTCCTGGACACACTACTATGGTGCTGGAGAACCAGTGTACGGCATCGGAAGTTGGAAGACCCTACCAACCAATGCTCGCAATGCTAACACTCTAGTGTCCGTAGCACTATCAACAAATGTTGACACCACAATCTACTCCGTATCCTTCGAGTTCAAGCCATGAGAGTCCTCCCCATCCAGCCCGAACAACCCATTCTCGAAGCGCCATTGTACTCTGCGCGCATCACTGGCGGGATGGACTCTTTCATCGATCCCGCCGATCTTCCGGAGAACATCGGAACCAATTCCATCAACACGCGCACGTTTGCAGACTATACTTTTCGTGCTCCGGGCGTAGTGAGGCAGACCGGCACGAATGATCCTCCGAATACGAAGCCAGTTCTTCTCTACACCATCTATAAGAGATTCGACGGTTCTTCAGTATTCCTTCGCTTCACGGAGGACCGGGTTGATAAGTATAGCTCTGGAACCTGGACGCAACTCACCGGATCGTTGAATGGAACTGTATCCGATCGGTTCCGCTTCGTCACGACGGCTGACGCGAACTCGGATCACTTCTTCTTCACGAACAATGGAGTGAACAAGATCAAGTCACTCAATGCATCTGCAACTTCCTTCAGTGACCTAGGCAACTCAGACAAATACCGATACATCTGTGTATTCTTCAATCGTGTCGTCGGGGCGAATCTTGCAGGTTCTTCTCCACAGCCTGTCCAAGTAGCTTGGTCGGGCGACTACAACTTCACGGAATGGAATCCTTCGAACGACATCTCGGCTGGGGATACGCCACTTGCGGAAGCACAAGCGGATTATGCGGACCCAATTACTGGCGTGTTCGGCTTCGCACAGGTGATGCTTTTTCTGAGGGAACGTTCGTTGTGGCTTGCAACGAAGCGTCCTGTTGCCTCAGCTCCATTCCTCTTTCAAGCAGCCTTCCCATATGTGGGATGCGATGTGCCCAACTCTGCGACCCAAACGAGGAATGGATTAGTTTGGTATGACTCCCGCACTAATCAAGTCTTCTTGTATGAAGTAGGGCAGACTCCACGGCCAATTGGCAATCCTGTCCGGACTCTCATCAAGAACGCTATGGAGAATCCCGATCTAGTGTGGGGTGCATACGATCTCCAGAACAATACATACTTCCTGACTGTTCCTGGCGTCACTACGACTAAGAGCCGAGTCTTTCTGTTCAACTTCGACACTGGTTCTTGGTCCATCGATGAGCGAGAGAATCTATATGGTGTCTATCCTCTGGATGGAGGCCAAGACAAGAAGCTCTACGAACAGATCACGGGCACCTACGGTCAAATCACTGGATCATACGCAGCACTGGAAGCGGGGGCGTCAGTAGAAGCATCCAACTTCATGGGCTACAAGAATGGCAAGATTGGATACGAATCTCTCCAAGCCACCCGTGATGAAGTGATGGACACTGACATCGTAATGTCTTGGGAGTCGAAAGTGTACAGACTTCCCAAAGATGACATCATGGTGTCTCGCCTGCACATTCTCTACCAAGGTATTCGTCCAGGTTCCTTCACTGTCTGGTACAGGAAGAATAATGGCAACTGGATCGAGTACAGGACGGTAGCCGTCACGGACACTCAGCGCCGTAGGACATACTTCAAGAAGCTCATCCGCGCTAATGAATATCAATGGCGCGTGACTTCGACTAACAGCAGCATCAAGCTCCTCGAATATCGTATTGACGTGTCCGCCTCGCCGGAGGATAAATGAAGGTAGTGTGCAAAGAGCCTGAAGGTCCGGTCGAACGGGAAGTGTGGCCGTTCGTCTTCAATAGAGAGAACATCTTCAAGTTGTATAAGGCTGCGTCACAGTTTCCAGTTCTGTTCGACGGTGCCGTAGGAACGATGGAGAACTTCCTCTCTCGGTTCCTCGTGGAGAATCTTTCGGGGGACATCGAACCTGCGGGATTGATTTGGGTCATCGATGACTTCGTGGGAATCGTGTACATGAACAACATCAGTCTGGAAGAAGCCGATGTACACTATTCCTTCTTCGACCGCAGGCATAAGGGAAGGGAAACTCTCGTCAGTGCCATGTTGAAGTATGCTTTCAACAAGTATCGCTTCACTAGGCTGAATGCTCAGATTCCTGCCTATGCCGGACTAGGCCCTCGCATCTTTGCAGAACGCTGCGGATTCAGGCTGGAAGGGCGGAAGCGCAAGGCAGTGTGGTACAAAGGAGAGAAGTTCGATGTTTACTTGTATGGCATTCTCGCGGAGGAGGTAAATGGGCGCCAAGACTAAGGAAGTCGGCGGAGGTTCTGCTAGAATCCCCGCGATGCACTTTTCAAGCTATCTGATGCGTCACTTGGATGACGATAGCTTGATGAAGAACACCATGAATGACCAATTGCAGGGGAAGGTTCCTGGCATGGATAGTGTCAATCAGTGGATGCAGCAGTTTGCTGGCGGTCCTCAGCAAGCTATGCAGTTCAATCCCATGCAGTTTACCAATCCATACCAGCAGCAACAATTCGACAGGCCGGAACTCAGCCAGCACAAGCTTGATGTCTTGCAGGGCAATGGCATGGCCGATCTTTCCAAGTTTGGGAATATCGGTGATGTCAACATCGACTGGCAAAGGGGCTTGGGTCAACAGGCTAATCTCAATCCTTTCGATGCCAGTCAGTTCGGTGGAAATGCGATCAATCTCCTGAACGCTTTCGCACAGCAAGGCGGAGGCGGGGGCGGCGCGGCTGCGAATCGTGTTGCTCTCGATCCGGCCATGAGTTATGAAGAGGCAAAATCTAAGATTGGCAATGCGCTTGACTGGTCAGAAATCATGCGCCAACGTGCCGTTGCAGATCAACGCTCACGATTCGGTGCTGAAGGTGCTGGTGCTCTCGGCAGTGGTGCGAAGTTCGCAGAGTCAACCTTGAATGCAGACCTGGCCGCGCGGAATGCGCAGAATGCATTCAACATGATTCAGTCTGTCCTTGCGCAAGACTTGAATGAACGCATGGGCCGTGCTAATGTTGGCCTCGGTTCCGAAGCACAACAGCTCCAGGCCAGCATCGCTAATCAACAGGCAGGATTGCAGAATCGCGGGATGAACCTAAATGCGCTGCAAGCGGCGGGGCAACTTGGCTTGGGTCAAGGCAATCTGGCTCTTGCTGGGCGGGGCCAGGATTTGCAGAATTATCTTTCGAGCCGTGGTTTGGACAATCAGCAGCTTGGCCTCGGGCTACAGCAAGGACTAGGTAATCAACAGGCAAGATTGCAGAATCAAGGACAAATGCTGAGTGCCATTCTCCAGAATCAGGGCCTAGGTAACCAGTTCCAGTTCCAGAATGCTGGACTGAACCAGAATGCTCTCCAGATGAACAACCAGAATGCTATGGCTCTGTCACAGATGCTCAACAATTTCAACCTCCAAGATGCCCTCAACTCTGCACAGCTCGGCCTCGGAACTAACCAATTGAACTCACAGAATAACTTGGCTACTAATCAACAGAATCTGCAAGGCAATCAACAGGCTTGGACGCAGAATATGGACATTCTGAATAACCTGTTCAACCAAGCGGGATTGTCCGGCAACATGCAGAATAGCGCGATGGGTCGTCTGTGGCAGTCTTTGATGCAAACCCAGGCACTCGGCACTCCACAGGCTCAGATTTTCGGAATGCCAAGCACGTTCAGCCAGATTTGGAATCCTCTCATGCAGCTCGGCGGATTGTACGTCGCGGGCGGCGGAAGGTTCCCCGGCCAGGGCGGCGGAAGCACGGGCGGCGGATTTCCCGGTCAGCGCTGACCATAACTTAGGAGAACTAGACCGATGACTATCCCGATGCTTCCCGGATTCTGGGATGAGATCAAGGATTCGACTGTTCCATTCATGCAGGCGGTGATGGAACGGGCAATGCCTGACAACTTCGCAGAGAGGCGTCTTCAGCAGTTAGTCCAGAGAGACCCTACTCTGCTTCCATTCATTCAGAACATGGATGATCCTTCACGACAAGCAATCGCGGAGGCCATCGGATTCAAAAAGAAGAATCCCTTCAAGGACCTTCCCGCCGGGCCTGAGCGTGAGAAAAGGGAGCGCATCGCCGAGGCATGGAAGAATGCTTCGCCAGAAGTCCGTGAGCGCGGTATGGCGACGGAAGCAGGATTGCCAGTTCAGGAAGACATCGACTGGCTGAAAGATTCTAGGACTAGACAGAAAGAAAAGGAAGAACTCGACATCGAGCGAGACAGAATCACTACTCAAGTGATGAAGGAGGGCCGCGCTCGTATTGAAGATGCCCTACAGCAGACCGGCGGAAAGGTTGATCTGACACGAATCCTCAAGGACATTATTTCTTTGAACATCAGTCCCGCGACGGCTACTGAAATGCAAGTCCTCAATACCATTCCTGGTGCGATGGAAACTCTCAACAATATGATTACCATCTACAGGGTCAATGAGGAACTCAAGGCCAACAGGGACATCGCTAACATGCGTGTCTCCAATCAGACAGGTAGTGACGTTCGTGCATTGCTTAGCAATAGTCGTCAGGCTTACATGAGTGCCCTCGCTGCGCTGAGTAAGCTGATGGACCCGAAGATGATGACGATTCCAAGTTTCGCTGATCGAATCCGCAGCAGTCCTGAGTACCTCCAAGCTGTGCAGAATGTCAAGAATGCGAAGAAGGCATACGAAAACATCTACAACACTATGGCTAGGCCACTCGGCATCGAGGATGCTCCACTTCCCGAAGCGCCGACAGACTTGGATCAGATGGAAACGTTCGAAGAGAGGTACAATAGAATGTTCGGCAACAAGACTTCCTCGAAGGATGACATGGAGAAGAAGTACAACATGTACCGAGGAGGCAAGAGATAATGGAAGATACTCAGGACATTGAAGACATCCTTCGTAAAGAAGTGATCGACTTGATGAAGGCCGGAGAGTCAGATGAGTTCATCAAGTTCTATTACAACAAGCGTCGGAAGGAACTCTCTGCTCCGGGGGAGTTCCTACCTAATCTCAAGGAAGGCTTCAAGGAGGGCATCTCAAACACTGGCAGAGTTATGAAACTTGCTGGTGGTTCTGGTCCTCTCCAAATGCAAGCCGCCATCGAAATGGCCACTGGCACCGGCACATATCGTTCAGACATGCCGGCGGAGGGATTCGCAGGGAAGGCCGGACGCATGCTCGGTACAATGATTGGTGAAGCTCCGATCAATGTTCCTCTTTCGATGGGTCTTGGTTCCGTTGCCAAGGCTCCAATTCTGGAAGCACTTGGTCCAGCTACCACAAAGGCCGGGGCATTCATCAAGGGGGCAATCGCTGGGACTCCAGGGAATGTTCTCGCCAGCGCAGTGTCTGAACGCTTGGCGCGTCCAGAAACTACCAAGACCAAGGAAGACTTCATTCGCATCGGTGCTTGGAGTCTCGTTGGATCAGTGATGGATGGAGCGTTCAACGTTAGGAACACTGGCAGAAGCCTAGCACAGGCAGTCATTGAGAGTCCAAATCCAGCGGAGGCGGCGAAGCAGGCATCGGTTGAGCTTGATATTCGTGCGAAGGACAATCCTGGTCTTTCCGTCAAGCAACTCGATCTCTTCGGTGAACAGCCAGTCGTCGATACGAAGCAGATTGACATCTTCAATCAGGCTCAGCCTGAGCCTACTGCACCTAGCCAGCCTCCGCTTGTGGAATTGCAACGTCTGACCAAGCGGCATGCTAAGGTAGTGGAGCGAATGGGCAGCATCATGGACAATATCCGCAGAGGGTCGGTGCGGGATGCTGATCTCAATCTTCTGAACACCTACATCCGAGAAGAAGCCGATCTGCTCGACAAGATTGATATGCACAGAATCCCTCCCGAGCAGATGAATCAAATGGTCTCTCGGCATGACTTGGTAATCAAGAGGATCAATGATATTGCAGATAACATCCAGAAGGGCTCCGTGAAGGCTTCAGAAGTCAATCTACTGAACAAGTATGTCAAGGAAGAAGGCGAGCTGATTGACAAGATTCGCTTCATGGGCAGGCTGTCCAAGGGAGAAGAACTTCCTCTGGATAAGATCGTTGCCAAGCATAGTAAGATCATAGAGAAGATCGGCAATGTCACTGAGAACATGAGGAAGAAGTACATCAGAAGTGCAGATGTGAATCTTCTGGCTAAGTATGCTAAGGAAGAAGACAATCTGATTGAACAGATCACTAATCTGAACAATGTCATCAAGCAGAGTGCAGAGTACCAAATCGAACTTCCACTTCAAGGTGTTAGCAAGCAGCTTGAGATTCCGTTCGAGTCTCCGTGGCGTCCAGGCAGCGGAAAGCAATCGCCATATCCATACGTTCCGCCGGAAGTGTCCGGTGATCCGACTACGCCAATCCTCAAGCCGAAGGTCCAAGGCACAGTTGATCCTCCGCCGAATCTTAGTGAAGCAGAGAAGCCATTCTTCGAGAAGATTGACTTCGGAAACAAGAATGCGCAAGAGGCTCGTTTCAAGGAGGCCATGCTCCTCGAGACTCCACTGGAACGCGCAGACTTTGCCACGACGGACTTCTTGCTTCCGATTCGCAAGGTTTCTCAGAAGGCCGGAGAACTCTCACAGAACTTCCTGCGCTGGACGCTGAAGGCTCGGCACAGTATTCTCAATGATCTCACTGCGCCTGACCTAGATGGAAATGCCAGAGTCGTCGGACCAGGACTCGGAAAGGTCATTCAGGCCGTCGGTGGAAATGCCGATGACATGAACAGGTTTGCAATGTTCGTCCATGCAAAGCAGACCTTGGGACAAGTCCAGAGGGAGGCCGGACTTGAGTATATCAAGACTCCGTGGACTGTAGAGGAAGCAACCAAGCTAGTCAATCAGTATGCTCAGGACTATCCGAAGTTTGTCCAAGCATACGATGAAGTTTACATTCCATTCGTCAAGGGCCTCAAGCAGGCACTTTACGACTATGGTTTGATCAGCAAGGATGTGTTTGACTCTTTGGATAATCCTGCATACGCACCACTGTTCCGTTCAGTGTACTCCAATACTTCTGGATTCCTCAAGACCAGGACTAATCCAGAGAGCCAGAAGCTAGTCGCAGACTTGTGGGCCAGTCTGTATGACATGCAAAGAGCTATCATCTTCAATGGTGAGCGAAACAGGATTCTTGCGGAGCTGGCTAAGGCACGGATTCGTAATCCAGACCTCGCGGGAATCGTTGATGTCAAGGAGTGGCAATTCACTCCGCAGATCAAGGAAGCTCTTGAGCTAGTCAAGCAACAGAATCCTGATGTCCCGGAAGTACTACAAAAGGCTATGGCCGAGGCGATGAGCATTGACCAGGGGCTTAGTGGCAAATACAACTTCAAGTTGAATGGGATCAATTATTCTCTCCAAGTCAATAATGAACTGGCCGAGTCCCTCGGACTCATGCAGTGGAAGGGCACGAAGCAAGGCTTTGTCCCGGAGAATGCTCCCAAGCTGGAGAAGTTTTTCTACAAGAATCTTCCTGCGAACGCTGCGGCCAGCACCGAGAAGGCCGCGACGGGCATTTTCTCGGTGTATCGTGACCTTGTTCGGGCTGGTGTATTGCAAGATGCTGTTGATCTGAGCATCTATGCAAAGAACAAGGGATGGAAGTTCAACATTCTCACTGATCCTGTCGCTGGAATCTTCGAGCTTTACAAAGACAATTCACAGATTGTCAATGATCTGATCTACAATGGTGGAGGAAACTCATTCCGATATGCTGATCCGAACGTGGAAGAAATCGCTCGTAACGTCGAGGAACTTTCCACGGTTCTCCAGCGTTACGGAAAGAACTGGAGACTCCATCCTTCTAACTGGGGAAAGGTCGCCAAGGAGTTCGCAGGGAACTTGTCGAATGCAGGACGCATGGGCCTCGTAGTCAGGAACTACAAAGACGTTCCAATGTCTGAGTTGGTCCAGGCATTCAATGCGTCACTTGGTGATCCAGCTTTGAGTGGGGCCAGACTCGCAGCGGCATCGCGATTCATCGGCTTCATGAATTATCCAATCCAGGCGGCGAAGGCACAGTACAAGCTAGTCTTTGGCAAGTCAACTAGAGAGAATCCACAACTCCTTGCCAAGACTCTCATCCATGCAACTAAGCTCCTTGTTCCTGCCACGGTTATCAACTGGTATCTCAACAAGGACGATGAGAAGATCAGAGCGTTGCGGAATGACAGGAAGGGCGCGGGGTACTTCTACATTGGTAATCCACTTGATCCCAATTCATACTTCGCCGTTCCGAAGCCTCAGGGTCCAGTCAGTCTCGGCCTAGTCAATGCGGTGGAAACACTACTCGATGAGCTTCAGGACTCCAATGACACTGATGCACTGAGCAGGATTTGGGAGACTACTCAAAGATCAACTATTCCGAACTTCGTTCCACTGATGGTCCAGGGCGGGATCACTCTAGTCACTGGACAAGAGTACAATCTCGATGGATTCGGATTCAAGAACTACAGCGTCATTCCGCAGGGTAGAAAGAATCTCCTGCCGGAAGATGCACGTTCAGGCCAGACCAGCAACCTTGCACAGTTCCTCGCGCAGAAGACTGGCAAGGACGCCGGAGTCTTGGATCGCATCGTCAAGACTATGCTCGTGGGCAATCTGTACAATGACTTCCTCCGCGCGGACCAGGCTATCGCCGGGAGTTCCAATAAGAATCCTTCTCCATCCAACAAGTCAGTGTACATTCCCTTCCTTGGGCTCTCGACCGGAAGCAAGGATGAGGGCGGACGGAGATACATGGAGAAGTTCTACAATGACGTGGACAAGTACACTCCAGTAATCAATAGCCTGAATCGAGCCATGCTTGATGGCGCACCGGAAAGAGTGGACGCGATCTACAATGCCCACAAGGACAAGATTGAACAAGCTCTGAAGGTGGCAATGTACAAGGAATTGATTGACCGATTCAATGAACAGATCAATTTCACTCGATTCAATGAAGCCATGACGCCAGATGAGAAGCGTGATGAAATCCTCATCTTGCAACGTGAAAGGACCAAGTTGGCAAAGCAATATCTTGGGATTGAGGATCGGGATTGAGGATTGGGAGGATTGGGAGGATTGAACAAAATAAAAGCCCCCGGTTAGCCTTTCGGCGCCGGGGGTTTTTCATTGCAGTTCATCCAGCTCCAGTGCTGTGTACACCTGCACGGCTTCGCCATTTCGGATGGTGGCCTGTTCCCGCATGAAGCCTGCTTCGACCAGGTAACGGATCAGCTCATTCAGGATTCTAGGCTCGGCACTCGAAATGAAGTGTCGGAGGATTTCATGCTTGGGAACGGGGGCCTTGGTGAAGAAGTTCGTTGCCCGTACAAAGGCTACAATCTTCTCCGCCTCGCTGGTGTACTTGTTCTTTCCTACTCCGCCGAAGACCCTTTCCAATCCTTCTTCCGTGGACTCGATGGCCCAGATTCCAAACTCCCAATCCTTCTTCGTGATGACCAGTTCGTCCTTCGTGGCGAGGCTGTGAATCTGTGCAAGCTTGGCGATGTGTGTGAACTTGCGGTTCAGGTATCCGCCTAGCTTCTCGTTCTGCAAGAGTGCTCTTCGAGGCTCTTGTTCGGATACATGGCGGGCGAAGTCAAGTGCTTCCTTGGTGAACTCGAAACTGCCTGAGATAGACTTAGAGATGTGTGCTAGGTCTGCTACTAGGTCTTCTTCATACTGAGTGAATGATCCCTCGACATCATCGAAGAATGACTTGCGGATGCGTGGCTGTTCTTCACATACAAAGATTACCCGAGATGCAAAGCCTCCAGTAATCACGCCTTCTGGCATGTTGTCCGTGATCCATCCTGGCGTCGTCGCGGAGAAGAAGTTCAGACACGGCTTGTTGAGCAGGAAGTTTCCACTAGTCTTCGTCGCGGAGTCATAGATAGTCTTTCCATCGAACATGGACGTGAAGAACTCGTACATTCCATTCCTGTCCTTCCCGGCCTTCTGGAAGATGTCTGAGAACTCTCCGATCACCAAGTACATCGAGTTGTCCTTGGACTTCTGCATTCGCTCGATGACTGCTTCCTTGGAGAATACTGTAGGCCCTGGATCGAGTCCTTCGACTTGACTCAGAAGTGCCTCTGCTCCATGTTGAATGGTCGTAGTCTTCCGCATTCCCGGCGGGCCTACGAACATCAGGTACAGATACGGATAGCAGTCCCACAGCCCTAGGTATTTCTTCGGGATGAAGACTTGGCGACGGATGGCGGCGGCGATGGCGTAGATACCTGACCAAAAGATGAAGGATTCTGGTGCGTCGGTTCTCGGTAGAACGTAGTCTCTATAGGTCAGTAGCCAGTTCTCGCAGCGCCGAGACATCTTAGTGTTCTCCGCGCCAATCTTCCATTTCCTTCCAACGCTCGCCTACTTCAGCATCTACTGGAATGGTGAACTCTTGTCCTTTGATTACGATGGGCCGCTTGAGGTACGAGATGACTTGGGGCACTACTTCGTTCACGAGGGGCGTAGGCACTTCCAGCATGACGGAATCGTGTGCTGTGTTGCACATTCTGATTTCTCCTTTGCTAGGCTTTACGATGTATTTCAGAATGGCTGCGTTTCCACCTTCGATGCCAAGCTCTGGATGGATTGCTCCATGCATGTGGCTTGCCACCGTTGACTGAGGCTCGAAGGCAGTCATTTCCTTCTTCAAGTCATCGTTGTAGATTCCCCAGAACTTCCTTCGGAATCCGTAACATGTCGTGATCGTCTTGGTAGTCTGTGCGATGTAGTCAACTTCATTCCACCAAGAGTGCAGGCTGAAAGAAGATAGCCACTTCGCATGGAATCTCTTTGCCTCGGCGAGCGAGACTGTGATGATACCTTCCGCGTTGATGAACTCCGCAATCTTGAATGGACTCGTGCGGTAGTTACCTGCGTGATTCATCTTCTTCCCGACGTAACGCTTGTCATCGGGTACTACTCCCTTGTATCGTGCCTTTCCTTCTCCGGGCGGGATGGGAATGTCGAAGATTCCGCAGGCCGAGAATGAGTGGATGTCGCCATTAGCCAACTCTCGCTTCATGTTAGGATCGTTAGACAGATAGGCTACGATCCAGGCCTCGGCGGCGGAAAGATCGAATGCACACAGGACTTTACCTTTGGGGGCACGATACATCGAACGGATGGCAAGTTTCTTTTCCATTAGACGTATTCCCTGGGGATTGTTTGTGCGTTGAGCCCTGAGCGATCATACCATGAAGAAGCCGACCAACGTGTCGTCTCGGTTCCAGTCACATTGTAAATGCTACGGACTCTCCCGTCTGGAGAAGGTGTGACGTTGATGTATGAAGACAACATCTTCTCGTATCCACGAATCTTGAGAATCGCCCTGAGAACACCGAGACGAATGATCCAGGGAGTTCTCGATGCATCGGTCTTCAGTTCGTCCAGTCTCCGGCGACAAGTAGCGATGAGTGAGACTAGTGCATCTTCATCCGCAGTGATTGCTCCTTCCTTATTCGTCTTGATGGGAAGGGCGAGAGTCTTGTAGAGGAAGTCCTTGACCTTGCTGTGTTGCGCCACGCGGAAAGGTTCTACATTGTACATGGAACACGCGGAGTACAGGATGACGTAGGCATCATGGAGAAGTGCCTCGACACGTTCCTTTAGCTCCTTCTGGCGATCTGTATCGATCAACAGTCCACAGTCGGAGATTTCCTCTGCACATTCCCGTTCGATCCACTTGTTCTGGAACATCTTCCAGGAGACTTCATCCATCTCCTCTAGCTGAGCTATATGCACCTGACAAGTCGCTACCACGTCCTTACAGTTGTACACAGCAAGAGATTCTCTAGTAGTCTTGTTACTAGTCTCCTTGCCATCATCCTTGTAGTAGTTGATGTCAGTGTAGATCGAAGTGCAGTAGTCCAGTCCGAGAGGAAGTTCGGGCTGGATTGAATGTTGTGCAAGCATCGTGTCATAGTCCCAGTTCTCCACGAAGATTCCGTTTTCTTTGAGTATCCTTGTGTCGAACATTCCGTTGTGGAATGTCTTCTTGGCTGGTGATCCTAGGATCATGCGGAGCCAGCGTGTAAAGTTGGGGCCGATTCCCGTGTGTGAATCATTCCACAGACAAACTGCATCCGTCGGACTCCACGCGAAGCCCATGCATCGGATGTAGTTCGTGTACTTCTTCGTCTCGATGTCACACCAGAGACGCTCAGCGGAAGTGAGGATGGGAATGAGTGATTCTACTTGGTATTGGTCAGGATCAGTGATGAAGTTGAACTTGGGCTCTTGCCAACCTTCCCTCGCGACGCGGGCAGCTTTGATGAGATCATGGAGGAAGCCGACCGTATGTGAACCATCACGCAGGACTGCGGCAGGGTGGATCGTTGGAATGACGTAGATTCCATTCTTCAACTGATACACCGAGCCTCTGCGCTTTTCGATCTCTGTATGTCCAGTGAAGAACTCCATCGCATGTCGGCCCATTGCCACTACTACCTTGTGCTTGGCCGTTCTCATGTAGTTGTAGAGTTCCTTCCTCGATTCCTCCAGTTGCCACGTCGTGTTGGCATGTTGGAAGACATTGTTCACTGGCTGGTAGTTCAGTACGTTTCCAATACGGATTGATTCCCTGTCGAGTCCTGCCTGTTCCAGTGCCAAGTTGAGCAAGTCGCCGGAAGGGCCGACGAATGGCTGTAGTGCTACATCTTCATGGTTCCCTGGAGCTTCGCCCACGATGAAAATGTCGGCGTCTTCCGGGCCGACGTGAGGCACCTTTCTATTGGAAACGTGGCCCATCCTAATCCCTCCGTTGGTGGTGCATCTATGCTGCCTTTCCTCCGTGGCGATATGGACGTGTCTTGTTGTATTCATGCTTCAACAAGATGTACTTCTCTAGGTCCACGTCAACATACGCACAGAAGTCGAGGATGCGGATCACTGCGTCTGCCAGTTCGATTGGCATTCCTTCCGGCTTTCCATCTTCGTTGTATCGAATCGCCACGCCGTAGCCATTGCGATATTCTTCCATCGCCTCGGCTAGTTCCGTCACGATCAACATAAGTACTTCGGGCGGGCGACGTGGAGCATCCCACCAGCCCTTCTCTCGTGCAAGTGCGTGTACGTTGTTCTGGATTTCTCTAAGCTCCATGACGATGCTCCCACTTGTGGATGATCTGTGCTACGCGGGGGATTTCGTGATAAGCACGGCGGAGAAGAAGGGCCGCACTTTCACTAGTTGCAGGAATGTATCCGTCCTCAGTCCGCACGAATAGACCTGGGACTGGAGTAGTCGGTGGAGTCAAGATAGCGATCACGCCTTCTTCCTTCATGATGATGCACTTGTCTCCTTCGCCCTCTACGTTCGCTACCATACCTGAGTATGGTGAGAACATAACGTAGTCTCCGACTTGAACACTTTTCACGTTCGGTCCTACGGCCTTCACTATTCCTTGGTCACAACGATCCTTAGTTGACTCCGGCCTGACGATGAGCTTCGAGTCATACCATGTGTCTGGATCATCGATGCCGAGGACTACCACCATGTCATTTCTTGGGATAAGCACGATCGAACTCCTTCAGTGCGCGTTCGAGGGCACTTTCTCTCTGTTCGGCCAGGAACTTCACGATGAGTGGAAGTGCAGGATGATCACGGCAGTTTGCCTCCAGGTGTATGATCGTCATGTCGATACAGTACGGGAGATGGAAACGGTGGATATTTACTTTGCTCGAAGAGTTCATCGAAGTATCCTCCCAGGATTAGTCGCTTGATTAGTGTCTTGTGTTCCTCGGTCCATGCCTCGAACTCAAGTTCGTCGGCTACGGAATGGTCATACATTGGACTCTTTGTTCTCGGAGACATTCACGCTGATGAAGTCAACGTGTACCGGAATCTCCCTGTAGTTGACTCCACCTGGATTGACAGACTGCGGAATGACCTGATGAATCAGGTTCAGTGCTTGTTCTGCAGTTGAAGCCTCAAGAGCAAATGAGAGAGTCAGGTTGATTTGGTACTTCGGCATCGTTTCCTCCGGGTTGGTTGGTTTACTCACATCACGCAGACTCACACGAAGCTTGCTTCATCCATGATTGGATTGTCCGTTCCGTCTCGGAATGGAATGAGTGCTGCATTGCCGATGCGGATCAGTCTCTCTTCCCTCTCACGAAGTCCACTGATCTTCTCTTCGAGTTTGGTGATCTCCTTTCGGATGAGACATACTTCATTCCACAGGTGATCTTCGAGGAGCTTTTCGATGTTCATGGGTGTTTAGGTTTGTGGTGGGCGGGGAGGATCGGACTTGGAACAATGGCCCGAGGATCGGACTTGGAACAATGGCCCCAACGGGACTTGAACCCGTAACCTTCACATCCAAAGTGTGACGCTCTACCAATTGAGCTATGGGGCGGGGCACTACTTAGAATGGCAAGAAGCTACCGAACTTCTGATAGAGCTTGTTCGGATCGTTCTTCGCCACGGTCGTGGAAAGGTTGCAACGGACTCGTGCGCCAACGAGTGAGGCATAGCCGGAACCGAGCTGTCCCTCCTCCACATCGATGGAAAAGTCCAGAGAGCTGATAGCATCACGGAGTTGACGATCAGCTTCGGCAGTGCCAGGACGAATACCCTTCGCTGCGGAGATGAAACGAAGGAGATTGTTCCAGTCACGCTCATCTTCCGAAAGCCAGAAGTCATGAGTCACTGGCTTGTCGGCATAGTCCGTTCCAGAAGTTGCACCGGACACGATGCGGAATGTGACAGAGACGATGGGACGAGTCTGTTCGACATCGTTCTTGTCCTTGTACGTCCGCGTGCGGAAGGAAAACTTGATGATCTCCAGCTCGTATTCGTCGGGCGGCGCGACGAAGTAGGCCGAGGAATAGCTGTCGAGGTTGGGCTTGAAGACTTTCATGGCTTCGCTCCTGTCATCTGGTAGGTTGTGATGCGGTCGAATACTTGCTTCGCGGTCAAGTCTCGTTCAGGGTTTCGGAATAGTCCACCCCAACGTGTCTTGCAATCGAGCGGTCCTTCTGGTTCAGTGACGAACTCCCTCTTGACGTTTGATCCCGCTCCGACTGTTCGGATGTACCACACAAGATCAAAGTATCGAGCTACGTTGTCTGGAGTGTCACGGCCAGTGAAAAGTGGTGTGATCTTCGCTAGGTATTCCTCCCCTTTGTCGTTTTCCTTGCGGATGAAGCGTTCGTGTGCATTGACGATTAGGTTCTTTCCCTCATTGCGACAGACTTCTGTAAGCTGTTGGAGGAAGGAATCGACCAGTCGCATTTCTGTTGCATAGTCCGCCTGGCTCTGGATGATGATATCCTTCCACGCAGGGCTACGCATATTGGCCGATGTCTTTGATCGATTGATCAATCCGTTGAGGAAAATCCCCTTGGTCATGGAGGATTCCCTCACGAAGTCGATGTCATCGATCACCAACGTGTCGAAGTCATCCTTGTTGTCGGAGAAGAGATCATCGATGACATTCCGAATCGCATCGAATGCAGTCGGCTTGGATGGTGAAGGATCACCATTGATCTTCACGATGTACGGATCAGTCTTGACTTTCTCTCTGAAGATCGGAGAGTGCAGCGTGGCTTCTCCATTTCCATCCGTGATGATTACCGTGCGGTCACCTGCCGACGCGGAGAAGAATGTCTTTCCTCTCCCCGCCGCGCCGAAGAGCAACATGCACGTTCCCTTGTATTCCTTCCGTTCGGAGACTTTGTGGAGTTTCATGGATTGGCCTCGAGTAGTGTGAAGATTTTGTTGGAGAGACTTTCGACCTTGTCAGCCGGGAGTGTTATGCGTGGATATGGCTGTCCGGACATCACCAAGACTAGCGACCCGAACACGACTGACAGAATAACCAGTTCGTCCTCATCCATTGTCAGTTGGTAGAGTTCTACGAGCCTTTCCATGTTGCATTGACTCCTCTGGTATCGACGTGTACGAACGTCTTGTATAGACCTAGACCACCAGTGAACTTTCCTTCGTTACGCATCGACATCAGGAAGTCATACCAATCTTTCGGCGTTCCACTCTTGCAGCGGAAGTCCAGGGCATCGTTGTGGTTATGCCTGGAATCCTTTGCCGAGCCTGGAAGTACGGAGTTGTAGATCAACGAACGGTATGCGGAGTTGATGGTCGTTGGTCCGAATTGCTCCCTGACTAACTCGACGAGGCGAATCGTCGGCAGGATTTTGTGCCACTTCCACACAGGTGGAGTGTCGTTCTCTACTCCCATCACGACATTGTTGGCAAGGTTGGCGATTTCTTCGTGGAAGTTGTACTTCACTCCCCTAGAGAATAGCCATTCCTTGTACCGTTCACGTTCGAGTGCGCCTTTCTCTGTCATGCTTCCGCCTTGACCGTCTGGTCAACAGTCGTGTGATCCCAAGGCTGCAACTTGAAGCTCATCCGCAACATGTTTTCCATCGCGGCCTCGCTTGGCTGAGTGCAGACTACACGGTAGTCACAAAAGCCACAGTTTACTTCGTACATCGGCCAGATGTCTTCTTCTCTGCACATGTCCATCTGGCGATGGATGAACTTCTGTTCCTCAACCCACTGACAGACTTGGTTCAACGTGGAGCTTCTAGTCACTACTTGAATCTTGGGGCCGACGGACTTCATGTTGATGATTGCGGGGAATAGAACTCCGTCAATCACCTTGACTGGATATCCGTTCTTGTCCTGTCCAAACTGCAAGCATGATGCGGCATAGATGTAGCGCATTGCTTGGTCATTTGGATCGAGGCTCATCGAGAAGTAGTTCAACTGTTTGCTGGTCGTCTTCCAGTCACGAACCCAGATTCGACCATTCCACTTGACGAGCTGATCGAATCTTCCACCGATAGTCTTGCCGTCAGGAAATACCAAGTGCCACGGCTGTTCGATGGCAAGGACTTCGATCATTCCTGCACGCTTTTCCTCGGTGTAGAACTTGAACAGTTCCAGGATAGTCTGATTCCACCTTGCCTTATCCTGGAACATGAACCTATGATGGGAAGGGGCGCGGAATAGCTTGGCCGCTTCTTCCGTTGCGAGGAGTACGTTGTCCGTCTTGTAGAGTACTTCGAGGAACTTGTGAAGCGAAGAACCCCACGCGAATACGGTTTCCCATTGTCCTTCTGGTGCCGAGCGGCCGAGTACCATACGATAGAAGTATGAACGCGGACACTTCTTGAACTCTTTTGTTGCAGTGTGATCCAGCGACGTGGGTTCGTGTCGCTCGAACACGGGAAGGATTCTCTTAGTCATGTTAGTTGTTGATGGCCCAGGCTAGGCGTGCGGAGAGATGCAGAGGCATCATGCTGTATGTTTCGGGTCTTTTCTGAACTCTCACGAGTCGGTGCGTTTCGGGACCAGTGACTCCAGCACAGCACGTAGCTTTCGCACTGGTTGCATGTCGCGGTTGTAGCGGCCCTGTAGTGCTGGATGCACATTGGGTGCATGATACCGCGCATTTAGCTCAATTTCAAGATCGTTGGCCACCTCCGCCGCGAGCGTCGCGAGTCTCGCGAGCTTTGTGGCGAGCGCGTCACGCTCAGCCGTGAGCGCGTCGATATGAGCAAGAACTGCTTGGCGCATGGCGCTGTCATCAGAGTTTGGAAACCGCAGGGTGAAGTCGCGGAATATGGTAACCTCTTCCGGTTCAGTCATGGGATTCTCTGGTTGGTGTAATGCTGCCGGAGAGACCTCGGCAGTGGTGATAGTGCGAAGTGCGAAGTGCGAAGTGCGAAGTGCGAAGTGACTACTCCAGAAGTTCCCGCATCCATGACACTTCTTCTTCGAGTTCTTTCACTCTTGCCAAGAGTCTCTGAATCTCTGTTTCGAGATCGTGGACTCTCTTTCTGAGTTCCTGATCTTCATCCATTTTGGAAAGAAGCCAGAGCTTCCTCTAGTGTGAGTGTCGGTTGAAGCTCCATGCGTTCACGAAGAACCTGGAGCATTTCATTGCAGAGATGAGAAAGTGCTACGCCCGGAAGATTCACATCAATCCAGTCGAGAAGTGCGGTGTCGATGACGACATCCTTTCTTTTCCGGGGTGGTGCGTTCATGGCTATGCACCCAGAACACAGGTTTCGTACTGTCTCTTCTTGTTCTTGGTGGACATGAAGAGAACATTCACTGGTCCCTTTGCCATCCATTCCGCCACGGCAATGGCACACAGGATGTTGGAACCGGAGAGAAGGAGGTAGTCTTCTGGCTTCGAGTTGGCTGCGTATTCCCTGAACAACTTTGCCATGTCCTCAGGGCTACGGTCAGGAAGGTAACCCTTGGACATATAGACTACTTCACCGAAGCGGGCGGCGTCAGTGTAGTCATAGTTGGCATTGAAGTTCACCACGTAGACCGTGCTCATAGATTCACCTTGAGAGTTGTGTCGTTGGACTGGATCGTGTAGCCTTGACGGCGAAGAAGTTTGATTAGTGCAGGCTCCGGTGCATTGGCAGGATCACTGAGGTAATCCTGGGTTTCCTTACTTAGACTTTCGATGTGGAACGATGCGGAAGTTGGACGTTCCATCATCACGTACTGTCCAAGTGCCATGTCATTCATCTCAAGCACTACGCTTGTCTGCGGAGCTGGAGAATTGTCGATGATTGTGAAGTCACGCTGTGCCTCGGCTTCTTCATCCTTAGTGAGAATCTTGAAGCTGACTGAGGAAGGCGGATGGAATCTGAACTGCAAGACTCCCGCGTTTCTCTTGTGCCACATCTGGAACTTTCCTTTCCAGTCCGGGCGGATTTGTGCCTTGTACGTCTCAAGCTGAGACTTGAGTGTGGCAGGGGACATTGCTTGGACTGTGAAATCGACACGCTCGTCTTGTGGCTTGGCGAGAGTGTCATCGATCTTTTGGATCAGCGGTGTGAGCTTCTTGATGGTTTCTGCGTTCAGGTTTCTGGTCATGTTTCTTCCTCTCCTACGGCTAGACTATAGCCGATTCGTCCGAATATGCCTGCTGCTTCCCGCATTTCTGCAAGGTTCATGTACATCGAACTTTGGATCAGGAGCAATCCAATGATTTCAGAGTCATTCAGCTCGGGAAAGCTGGAGATCAGAATCCTGTTCAGTTCGATTGCTCGCTTTGTTAGCTGTTCGTGCGTCATTCAACTTTGCCCTCTTGTATTCAAGGAGTGAGAATGCCAAGGCTTCGGCTGTGGACTTGCACTGGACACCACGAGAGAAAGTGACACGATCCGAAGAGATGTTGGACAACTTATCGATCACTTCGTCGAGTGACCTATTCTCCAATGCGAACGTGGTCATTTCTGCTAGTGCGTATGCCCATGCTGCTACGGTGGAGCCACACTTCCCAATGAAGATTTGGATGGATGGCTTGATGTCATCCACGATGAAGATAGTTACATCTCCATCTGGTGTCCTCCACCTGTACGAGAAGTTAGGAATCATCTTCGTCATTTTCATCTTCCATTGGCAATTCCCAATCTTCAAGATCATCCAAGTCGAGGAAGTCGATTTCCTCATCTTGCTCCGGGTCATCGGTTGCATTCAGGATCGCAGCTTCGAGACGACGAATTGCAGAGTCCATTTCTACTGGAGGGGAATAGCCATTTGCATCGAGATCGATGTCGAGAAGATTCAATACGTCCAGGACTGCGGTTCGTACTGGCAAGGGTTCGTCGAGGCGACGCGCTACCAACAGGCGAATGTCACGAAGAATGCTCATGAGTACGGATGCTCCGGGTTGATGTTCATGTCAGGTTCATCCTCGAGGATTTCTGTTCCTTCATAGGTGAAATCTTCGAGGTTCGTGATGGCAAGTCCGAGTGCCTCGACTGCCTTACGAAAGCGATTGGGATTCTTGTTTCCCGTTTCGGGGTATCCTGATGCGATGTCATCCAGGGCCTGAAGCGCCATTACAAGTTCAGTATGGACGCGAGTCACAGCTTCGCGATCCTTTTCTGAGAGGTACATTGTTTGTTCTCCGTTTTGGGTGAAGGGCGTATCGGATGGATTGTGGCCAAGGGCGTATCGGATGGATTTCGCCCGAGTGTGCATCGGATGGATTGTGCGGATTTCCACGTCTAGGGCACGTCAACCGGATGAGTCGTGTCATGGGAAGTTCGTCGCCATTCCGCAAAGGTTTGTTTTTGCTTTGGCGAGGGAGCGGATCGGGCCGGACCCGTGCGCGGTGGGGACAAGGTAGCAGGGCAGGGGGCGCAGGGCAAGGGGGCCGCAGGGGGCCGGATCGGCGCTCCAGGAAGGGCCGCAGGGCTAGGCTACCTTGCGGGTCAGGTAAGGCCGTAGCGGGGCGCTAGAGGGCCGTAGCGGAGCGCTAGGGGCCATGCAGGGCTCCGCGCCGGAGCGGGGCCGGGAAACTGCACCCGGCCACCGCCCACGGCCCACGACCTACAACCTTCCTTTGTTCTCCACTACATACGCAATGAAATCAGACAACATTGAGGCGTTAGCCTCAGCGAAGCTGCGTTGTCCATCAACTGCCTGATCGATCATTGTTTGTTTCCGCTTCAGCGTCTGCAACATAAACTCATCTACAGTATTGGAGATGGAAACGTAGTACACAAGCAACCCATGAAGGTCATTCAGTCTGCCCCATGCTCTACCTTCCGCCTGTTGATGGGCAATCGGCGTCCAGGCATAGTCATTCATGATTGCCGCCGTCGCCTTCGTAAGTGTCAGTCCTTCGCCTCCGGTTCCCAAAGTTAGGACTAGATGCTTCACGTTCGGATCATTCATGAAACGATCCCGTATCCTGATCCGATTTTCTTTGTCCACGTCGCCGTTGATTACGTCGCAGAAGAGTTCCTTCGCTAGGACTTCCGATGTTTCCTTGAACGCGGTGAATACCAGACACTTCTCACCTTGTTCCTCGAGGTTCCTCGCAAGTTCCACAGTATGTTCAACTTTGGCGGCTGAACATACTTGACGGCATCGAGTGATTTGTGCTAGGACCGAGTTCGGAACGTCAGTGATCCTACCGGCCAAGTCACGATAGATGCCTTGCATAATGTCCAGGTACTTCTTGCGCCATTCATCGTCTAGGTTGACATTATGCGTGGAACGGATGACTGGCGGCAGGTCTTTCAATACTTCCTTCTTATCCCGGCGGAACATGAACGGAAGCAAGTCGCGGCGGAGTTTCTCGGGATTGCGGATTGTTTTCCCGTTGTAGGACGTGTACATCCGCTGAAACTCCACTAAGCTTCCGAACGTAGACTTGTCCAGAAGGTGCAGCAGGGAGAACAGATCATCGCCGTTGTTCACCAGGGGCGTAGCCGTCAGCAGTAGGGCAGACGGGATGGACTTCGCCAACATCGAAACGACGTGATAACGATTCGATGATCGATTCCGAAGGTTGTGAGCTTCGTCGCAAACCAATAGATCGAATGGCGAAACGGAAAGCATGTATCCCCATAGTGAGATGCTGTCCCCTGTTTCCGTTTTCCGAATGCCAGACGCAAGCTGTTCGTAAGTCATCACGATATGCTGAACGCTTGTGTCCAGCAGGATATGTTGGGCCGTCGGGCTGGGAATCGTGCCGATGAGACGCGTTGCCTTGAGACCTGTCAGCTTGTGGATTTCGCACATTAGGTTTTCGTCTAGGGCAGCTTTCGTGATCCAAAGCGTCCTAGCTTGCCGGATGTTCGTATACGCAGCGGCGACGAAAGTTTTTCCGAGTCCGGTGTCCAGGGCGACAATCTTGCGCGGATTTCCGCGCAGCAGATAGGCTAGGGCCGCACGCTGGAAGTTGCGGGAAGGGACCGACAGCACTTCCGGCGTATCACCATCCTCCGCAATGGCAAGTTCGTTCGTATTCGCTTCGCGCTGGAGCGCCTCGAAAATTAGGGTTGCCGATCCGCGATCGAATGACACGCGCAAGTCAGGATGGCGCGTGCGTAGCCACAACATCAAATCCGTAGCGCCGAGCGCCGGGATCGTCCATCCGTTGCCATCTTGGAGCCATCGGGCACCTTCTAATCCGTTCGGATAAATCGTCGGCAGGTGATCCGCCCATGTGACGCGTAGCTGATGGGTGCGAAGCAACGTGACCTGCACGTCAAAGCTATTCGTTTCCATTGCTGCTGTTCTCTCCCGTGTAGTGGATTGTGGCGATTGTAGCCTTGGGATCGCTTTCCGATGGCGCGAGCGTGATAAACTCTACGGCGTCATCGCGTTCCGTTGTTTGCTGCGTGACGTAGACTCTAGCCGCGAGCCGGGCGCGAGCATTCGCCAGTGCCGAATGGAAAAGGTGAGTCGGCACGTCGGCGACAGTTTCCGTTTCACCAGTCTCGGGATGGCGTAGCGTAATAGAACAAGTTTCCGCAAAGCGTGGAATGTCACGATAGGTGCGCGTATCCTTTCGGAAACGATTGTTTTCTAGGACGATGGAGAACTTCGGTTCATTGCTTAGAGTGTGCGTCATTCGCGGAACAAACTCCGCGACGCGGCGGAGCAAGTGACGCACTAGGTCGATCCTTTGATCTAGCGCCATCTTGCCGAGCCACGCGCACGATACGCGAACGTGCGGGATAGGGCCGGGATCAATTCGGACGGGGATCGGGAAGGGTACTTCATCATCCGCCACGACGACGGCGGGCGCATCGCACCGCGTAGCCTCCCAAAGGGAATCCAGGGCACGTTGCAGTAGGGCGTGATAGTCTCGCATTGCTTCCCCATGGGTTGTTAGGTGATGGACAGCACAAATGGGGAGGAAACCGTGACGGCTCCCTCCCCACCATGCAAGCTAATGCAATCCCATCATTTCAGGACAGGCCCGCCATCTGCATAAACCGCGCCAGCTTCTCGGCGTCCGACAGATGAGACGCGGAGAGTACAGCTTCAAGGTCAGTCTTTGCGATCTTCACGACCGGCTTGCGACCGCGCCGCCCGGCCTCTTCGAACAGTGACTGAACCGTAATGCGACCGCTAACGTCCGTTGCGAATGCTGCCGGATCGGAAGGTGGCGTCACAAGCTTGCGGAACTCATTCGTGAGCAAGACGCGCACCTTCGCACGAGCGGCATTCTGCGCCCATTCCTCGACAGTAGGTGCGAACTTGTCGCCACCGGTGGAAACCAACTCATCGTAGGTCGGCGCGATGACTTGCGGAGCATCCGCAGGAATGACGGCGAGCGCCTTTCCTTCCGAATGCTGCCATCCTGGTGCTTGCTCCGCCGGAATGGATGTCGTGAACGTGAGAGTCCGAGGCTTGCCACTGTGAGACGTGGCGGGTCCAAATGGTACGGTACGCATGGGATGAATCCTCCGAATATGCGGAGCGGGCGCGAATGGCGTTGCGAAGGGTTGTGATCCGGTCCATTGTTCCGCTCCAGCTTGTGCCGAGTAGCCGACTCGGCGGCGGCCCGTGCGGCGAACGGGAAGGGATAGCCGCGACCTTCATTCACTAATGTAACAGGGTGCGCGATGGGGCGCAAGGGCTAACTTTCCCACAACCTCTCCACGATGCCGCGCACCGCAGCAACATGCTCGACATACTCCGGCGTCGCAGTGATAATGACACCCGGGAACACAATGAGAGGTTCGATCAGAACCGGAACGTCGGGCAATGCTTCCCTGATTGCGGCGCGGATACGGTCCAGATAGGGTTGCACCATGCTTGCGGGGATGCTATCTGTATCGGTGCCGATGTTTACCGTTATCATGGTTTCCTCGGATTAGGGCGGGTGGCGATGTTCACGATTCGATCAAGGGTTCGCCGCAGTTGCCGCAGTAGGTGTCTTCCTCGCATTGGTCGAGGAAGACAGGGGCGACGGGGTTCCCTTCACTGTCAGTGAGGCCAGGCGTTGCTGGATCAACCCCAAGCATGTCGCGGGCGCACCGACAGATGCAGTCCGCTTCGAGTGCGTATCCGATGATCTCGTAGCTCTTACGGTACGGTAGTGCCGACATTGGGCCTCCAGGGTTGGGTTGGCATCTAATGTAGTGCCCAGGAGAAGGACGCGCAAGAGGGAATCGGGCCGGTGGGCGGGCCGGGAGGGTGCCGGTGGGCTGGCCAGCATCCGCCCGCCCGCCGCGCCGTCACTCGACCCGGACGATGCGCTCCGCAGCTTTCGCGATGGATCGCAGCAGGGACGCTGCCGACCGGGAATCCCATTGTGGCACGAACGGGAGCGCCACCATTGCGATGGACAGCAGGTCTCGGTCTGAATCATTGTCCGGCGGGTCCAGGTCATCGTTCGGCGCAGGGACTTCTGTAAGTACTTCCACCGTGCGTTGCCCTAGGACATCGGTCCCAGGACGCAAGAGAATGCCGGAATGATCCGCCCAACGGATAAGAGTCTCCCGCGTGATTGTGCCATGCTGCGAAAGCTTCACGACTGCGACGACGACGTGCGCATGGTCGTGCACGTGAAAGCGAGTTCCGAACATGGTTTGGTTCTCCCTTAGTGAATTGTTCCGTTTGGGCTCATTACCCGATTCGAGTAATGCTATGCGCGTTATGCGCGACAGACTGCAGAAGAAAAGCCGCCGACCGCGAATCCCATGCAGGCATCAGGAATGCGAAGGTTGCCACTAATCGCAATTCCGAATGGCCATCGGGCATGGGCACTGCGTGCAGTACTTCTACAGTATCTTGGCCAAGGTAGTCAGTACCTTGGCGCAGCATAACATCAGCACCATTCGCCCAGGCGAGTAGCGTGCGCCGTTCAAGCGTGGATGGATGAGCAAGCTTCACGACTGCCATAAGCTGGCGAGCACTATCGTGAATGTGAAAGCGGGTTCCGAGCATCGTTTGGTTCTCCACTAGTGGAATGTGGACCTCACGGGAGGCAGGGCATTCCCTGCCTCCCGTGCGAGTTACCCGTCACACTGCGTCCGTACCTTGGGCATAGCTGCGCCAAGCTTCGTCGATTACGTGATCCACGTATTGATACGTGTCGAAATCGCAGCAGTCACCTTTCGCATTATAGCATCGCACGAATCCGTCGCCAGGGATATCGGACTCTTCGACGATGATGTAGGCATTGGGAAACTCCGCCAGTAGCGCCGCCTCGGTTCGCTTCGCCAGCTCGCGCAAGGTCATGAAAGGGAAGATAAGGGAAAGGGAATCGACTGCGACGTGGATTTGGTCGGGATACATCATCGTTCGTTCCTCTCTAGTGGATTGTGAACCTGTGAACCTTCCGAACCTGCGAACCTCCGGACCTACGGCAAGCTTTCTTCAATGATGCGCATTGCTTCCACAATATCGAAATGGGAGCATGGCGGAAGCTTCACCTTGAGTCGGTATGCCGATCCAGGACCCCAATACGTAAGGTAAACGCGTACGATTGCGTTCATCGGGAGTATCTTATACAGCTTGCTAGCACTATCCGCGAATAGCCAGTACGGATTATCGCGCAAAGCTGTCGAGTCGCCGTTTAATGCAACGTAGATGATGGGCTCACTGGTGTCCATTGCTTGCTTAGTCTCCCGATGGATGGAAGCGGGCTCGGGCGCGGGCTCGGGCTCGGGCCGAGTTTCAGACTGTACGACATCATCGACGATGCGTCGAGCGTCTTCCAGGGCCTCGTAGGTGACGTGAAACGGCGCGAAGTCGCTCCCCACGGATTCCACGTAAACGATGACAGTAGCGCAAGGGAATGCGTCTTTCAGTGCTTTCTTTACCTTGTCTGCAACCTCCCAGACGCGAGCATTCTTCAAGCAAGGCGCGTCGGTATTCAAGTAAACCCGAAAAACCCTTTCGTCGTAAAGCATCGTCGTGTCTCCTGATGGATGGACTGTGAACCTGCGAACCTTCCGAACCTACAAACCTTTGCGTGCGTGCGATCAGGCGGTGGGCTCACTGACGCCGAAATGGGCGGCGAGAGCGTCCACCGACCAAATGGAGCGGCAGCCGTGGCGACCGATGACCTCGACGAGCGGGATGCCGAGGTCCGCGCAGCGAGTGTGAATCGTCTGGCGCATCTCATAATAGCGCCCGCTCCAGGCCTTGGCCTTTCCGATCAGGTCGGCACCGCTCACGCGGTGGAGGCCTCGGATATAGCTCCTCGCATAACGCGCGTCGGAGCGGGTCACATCGAGGACGAGCGCCTGCTCGTCGCGGGTGAGGTTGAGGGCGGTGTCGTCGATCGCGAGGGTGAGGCGGGGCATGGTGGTGGTGGTGGTGGACATGTTTGGTTCTCCCGATGGATGATGGACTGTGAGCCTGTGAACCTGCGAACAACCTACAACAAATCCGCGCCGAAGTCAATAGTGGAGTTGTCCACAATCTTCCGTGTC